AACAGTCGAATCATTTTACTCAGTGCCGAGGTCACCTGAGCCTAGCACTAAAATAACCCGACTAGCGTTTTTAAACCGTTTCAACGATGCAGAGGCGATTGCAATAGATTTAGCGTCTATTGATAACCCTAGCGTAACGATACAGGAGCGGCAAGGTCAAGCGGCGTTACGTCGGTTTTTAACAAAGGTTAACAGTGCTAACTATATCGACCTATCATTGCAACAAACTATTGACGGTATAAACGCATTAGTCGGGCTTGGTTTGTTAACATCTGATCGGGCGAGTGCTATATTAAACGATGCAATACAGGTAGGGGAAAGGTTATGAACGGTAATTTACCAAGCGGTGAAGATTTTAATTTTAATAGCAATGGTTATCCTTGTGCTTTAGGTGTAAATGATTTTAATTTAATGTCAGGCGGGGAAGATTTTGAATACCGACTAGTTAAGATGAAATCAAAAGCAACTGAGCCTAGTAATCGAATTTCAGACTGGGAATTTGTTGCTAAATTTCAATTAAACGGCAGGGAGGGAGAAAATCCAGTTGATTTAATGGCTGAGTTTTTACCGATTGCTAATGCAAAATTAAAAACAGCGACAGGTGGAGAGGTGCCAGAGTTACCGAATAGCTTTCTTGATCAAGCTAAACACGTTTGTAGATACCTTATTGACTTTAATTTACAGACTGGCGAGATTTTTATTAAATAAGGTTTAATATGAGCTTCGACCCATTAACCGCTGCGTTTGAAATCGGCAAGACTGCCATTGAAAAAATATGGCCAGACCCGACAAAACGCGCTGAAGAGTTAAGAAAACTTGAACAGCTACGGCAAGACGGCGATATTCAGCGATTGAATGCGCACGTTAAGCTTATGCTTGCACAGGCTAATATTAACTTAGAAGATGCAAAGCGTGGCGGTGTATTTCAGGCGGGTTGGCGTCCTGCCATTGGATGGGTTGGCGCTGTATCGTTGGCGCTTATGTATATTCCTAAAGCCATTATGATGACCGTTATATGGTCATGGCAGTGCATAATCATAATGCAGCAAACGACTAATATTTATCAGATTCAATTGCCTGTATTCCCAGACTTGGGCGTGTCTGATATAATCGGGCTATTGATGAGTATGTTGGGCGTTGCAGCAATGCGCAGCTACGACAAGAAAAACGGAATTGATAGCAAATGAGCGACCCAATAGACAAATTTGATTTATTACTTGAGTTAATGCGAGAGAATAAAGAAGATTTAAAATCACTAAGGGCAGGTAATCACGATATCCGCGATCATATGGCGGGTTTATCTGGCTCGATTAACCTCATACGTTTAAGCCAGGAAAACAAGCAAGAGCAAGACAATCAACGATTTACTGTTGTTCATGATCGAATAGATAAAGAGCAGGTAATTACCGCAAAAAAGTTTCAAGAGATTCAATCAACGCTAAATGATATAGCGCCTAAAGTTACACACATGAATAAAATATTTGACTGGGCAACTCGATTAGTAGTTGGCGCGTTAGTTGGTGCTATTTTATGGGCGCTCACACAGTCAATTACTACTTAACTACTTGCGATTACTGTATGACGGCGATTTACCTACTGTATTACCCGATACGCGCGGCGCTGATAATAACCGATTAGCTTTATAGCTGCATCGCTTGCAACTAACGTGCTGCTCATCATCTAAAACAAACGCTTCGAAAACATATTCACATTCTGTGCATTTAAAATCGCGTATTTTTTTAATCATAATGTAAACCGTCATTTCCGTTTTGACCAATGTTATTGACTCTCTCATCACTCGCAGGCCATTCGTTAACTTGTAATTCTTTCGTTATTTCTTCGGCCCACAATGATGAGTACGAAACTTTATCCAAAACACTATCTTCATGCAATCTATTGGGGTTGCTGTACTGTCTAACCAGCTTAACCATTTCTAATATAAGGCAAACATCAGAGCCTTTTAATTCTTTGCCTGTTATTGCGTTGTATGCTTGAGCGGCTGCACTAAATGAGCGCTCACCAGTTTTTGATGCATCATATTGCTCAGCTCGGACCGCTTGCACGTCAATACATGCGTTTAAATAATTTCTTGCTGTTTTCATTTTATCACCTAATTATCACACATTGATGATTAACCCTCTTTGAGTAACCGCGCGCTAAGAACGGCGAAGGTTAATCTCGATGTGTGCCGCTCTTTCGCAGTCGGCGCGGCTACCGATTATGGGGATGGAAGGTCCCTGCTTACACATTATCGCATGTGTCAGACGTGTTGCTAGTTAAAATGGTAATTCGTCGTCACTATCATCAAACACTGGATCTTGTTTTCCTGCCATTTGTGCGGGCGTCTTAGGTGAGCCGTCAGCGTTTAGGTGCGATGGGTTAGGTTGATGCTGGTACGCTTGCTGGGGCGGCTGTGCGTTGTCCTGCTTGCCACCACACAGCGTGATTTTATCGACACGACAAGTCAGGTAGGTTTTGCCGTTATATTCGCGGTCGCCTAGTTCACCAATAACGGCTACTTGCTGCCCTTTCTTGAGGTAATCAGCTAGTTTTGACTCTGCCTGCTTGCCCCACAACGCACAATCTAGCCAGATAGTTTTTTGATTATCACTAAAGCCAGATTTTGCGCCGATACTAAAATTCAATACGGCGGTGCCAGATACGTTGTTACGTTCTGCGTCTTTGCCTAAGTTACCTATTGCGGTTATGTTTAACATATTTTTTCCTTGTTTATTATCGCGCCACAGTGGGCGCGGTTAGTTTAAATATCACCAAGACGTTGATCATAACAATCACAGCAAAGGTAAGTTGTTTTTTCTTCGTCGTAAATTTCTCTAGCATATGGGCATTTTACTTTGTAAACCATTTCATTTTTTACGCCACAAGAATCACACTCGTAATAATCTTCCATTCAACCACCTACAACTCAAATTCATCTTCTTCGGTGCCAGTCTCAACAGGCGCGTTATCTTCAAGCTGTTTCAATTGCTCGGGTGTTAATACGCCTGTTTTTTGACATTGCGCTACAATTTGCTGCAACGTCATTTTCCCGCTGTGCATCGCCTCAACCATTGCCGATAATGTTGCGTTGAATTTATCGTCAGGGTAAGTTGATTGTGTTACCTCAAGATAGGCGATATTTAACGGTACACGTTGCGAGCGGTTTAACGTTTCAACTACGACTATACCGTTTTTGTTTATATCAGACAATGCCTTGATACGTATACCACCGACTTCTTTGCCTGCGTATTTTACGGTTGGATCGAAGTGCAATTTGGCATGTTTTCCGATTAGGTTCTCAGTCTTTGCGCCCCAAGCTGATGCTAATACTCTACGCATACCTTTGGATGGTTTCCAAGGTCTGTTATTGTCGCCGTCAAAATAAACGGCTAACGGTTGGTCACCTGATACAATTTTGGCATCGCGTATTTTTATAATCAACTCTGCGCCCATGATGTCAGTCGCGTTTAGTTGGTCGGATTTTGCTTGTAATGTTTCGGTGAAATCACTCATTAAAATTCCCCTTGTTCTTCGTCTATGTTGTCGGTAATCCAACTAGGCAGGCTGATATACTCTAGTTCATCGGATGGCGCTGGCCAGTGTTTAGATGCGTTGCATTCCGCGTAAGTGTTGAGTGCATCGCGGTACATTTTGCGGCCTGCTTGCTTTGCAATATGGTCTAGCTCGAACAGTTTAACCGCGCATGGTAATTCTTTCTCTACCGCTAGAAATCGAAACGCATTGAGCGGTTGACCTGTCGCCCACTCAAAAACGTCAGAATAAAACGCATCTTGCATGTGGTAGTTATAATTGCCTACTGATTTATAAAACTCGCGTATATCTTGCGTTGATTTTAAATCGAGCGCGATTAAATCCGCTGTTAGATAGTCGATTTTTATTTTGCATAGCTCTCCTGTTTCTGGATCGGTAGCGAATACTGCCAATTCAGCGTATCCGTTAGTAAGTAATTTAGCCGCTGAGCTGCGTTGGACGCTCGCTTGCATATCGCTAACCTGTTGCGCCTCTTTGCCTGTTAGCACGTAATCGGCTGAGTGTGCCTTGATAGCCTGTTTATACTCGCTACTGCGACGGTCTGTTACGTCTTTAAGTAGCAGATAGTCACTAGCAAATGATGCAGGCTCTAATATTGCCGCGTGTATTGCTGAGCCGATAACCATTGCTCTGGTTTGTTCTCGCGGTGGTGCAAAGGCGTAATGCGCGGGGCTACGGTTGATTAAATCTAACGACGATTTATTAATCGCAGGATATGCGTGATAAGCATCATTGGGCATATTACGGACGAGACAACCATCGCGGGCTATTTCGTCTGTTAGTTCTGTGTATTCGATTATGTTCATATTATTGCCTTGTTTTGTTTTGTTTTATTTAACGTTGACAATATTAATAATATTAAATACTATTGTCAAACACTAAATCATAAAAAAGGTTAAACAATGAAATCAATACAAGAAATAAACATACAGCAAATGGA